AGCAGATATGCAATTCATCAAATCAAATTTTAATAATGGATATAGTGTTTCCTATTATGCAGATGTATTGCGTAAGAATAGACAACCTGTAAAATCCTATTTACAATTTTTGTTAAAAGAATTTAGTATATTTAGCGCACCGAAAGTAGATAGGTTCAGAACTTCCGGGATTAAATCACAATCAATAGATTATTAAAATGAAAAAAACTTACTACTTCCAACACGATTTTGAGGCTATTAGCGACCCTAAAATTCAGTACATCTTGGCAAAATTTGGTGGCATTGGCTACGGTCTTTGGTGGCGCATCGTAGAAATGCTACACCAAGAAGAAGACAACAGGTTAAATCATAAGGAATATTTATATTTTGCATTGGCAAATCAATTACAATGCGAACAAGATTTGGTTAAATCTTTTATTCAGTCGTGCATTGAAGATGTTGAATTACTTGATAGTGATGGCGAATACTTTTGGAGTGAACGAGTGCTAAAAAATGTAGGCAAAATGCAAGAGTTAAAAGAAAAACGCTCAAGCGCTGGAAAAAAGAGTGCCGAAAAACGTATTGATAATCAGCAAATTGCAACAAGTGTTGAACAAGTGTTAACAAGTGTTGAACAAATGCCAACAAAAGAAAAGAAAATAAAAGAAAATAAACAATATAGTAAGCCAAGTTTGAGTGAGGTTATTTCTTTTTTTAATGAGAATGGATTTGCAGATATAGGTGCTATTAAAGCGTACACATATTACGATGAAGGAAGTTGGACTGATAGTAAAGGAAACAAGGTTAAGAATTGGAAACAAAAGATGCGTGGCGTTTGGTTTCGTGATGAGTACAAAATTAATAAACCAACGAGTGCTAACTTTACTTTACCTATAAACTAATGAGCAACTTCAATAAAGATTTTAAATTCGATTTAGATTTTGGTGTTTTAAATGGTGAAACTTGGTTTCACGAAATTATGACCAATAAGACAATTGAAGTAAAGTGCGATAGGATGACAACTCAAACAGGCAATATTTATATTGAGTATGAAAGTAGAGGTAAGCCATCCGGTATAGCAACAAGTCAAGCCGATTATTGGGTTTACAAATTCGATGAAGAAAGTGCTGTTATTTTTAAAACTGAAGCACTTAAAAAAAAGTTAAAAAAATTAGTTACATTGGGACTTGCAAAATCAGATATTGAAGGCGGTGACAATAAAACTTCGAAAGGAATATTATTAAGTTTAAAAGATTTATTATACTAAACGGATTAAAACAAAATGAAAATACTAAACTTATATGCTTGTCTTGGTGGTAATCGTTACAAGTGGGGTGATGAACACGAAATAATAGCAGTTGAACTTGATGAAGAATTAGCAATATTGTATCAAGAAAGATTCCCAAACGATAAGGTTATTGTAGGAGATGCACACCAATATTTATTAGACCATTACAAAGAGTTTGATTTTATTTGGAGCAGCCCACCTTGTCCAAGCCATTCAAGAGCAAGGTTTGCCCGAAGAAATACAACAACTCCCGAATATCCGGATATGATGCTTTACCAAGAAATAATTTTTTTAGATAATTGGTTCGATGGAAAATATTGCGTAGAAAATGTTATTCCATATTATCAGCCATTGATACCGGGAAAGAAAATTGGTAGGCATATATATTGGACAAATTTCAGATTACCTAATGACTTAAATGAAAGGAAATGCAATATAATGGAAGGAGAAGATGAGGTTAGTAGATATTGCGAATTCCACGAATATGATTTTAGAAAATATAAAGGTGAACAAAGGACTGATAAGATAGCAAGAAACCTTGTTGACTTCCGAGCTGGAAAAACAATACTTGATACTGCACTTGGTATATTAAGCAAATCGAATACAAGCCAAGTTAAATTATTTTAATATATTTGTAAAAACCTAAAAACAAAATGATAAAAAAACTAACTGATTTTGAAAATGAAATTTTGGCATTTCATAAGCAAGGTATTCAAAAAGGCGACTACTGTGGCTTTGATATTCTTGACGAATACTACACACGCAAAAGTGGGTCAATGACATTCATACTTGCATCTCCACATTCCGGTAAAACTGAATTTAACTTGGAGTTATTGTTAAACCTTTCCTTACTTTACAATCAAAAGCATATTCTTTTTACACCCGAAACAGGTGACTATAAAGATATTGCTAAAGAACTTGTATCAAAGTATTGTAAGAAGCAATTTTTTGCAAGTGATTTTGAGCATTGTACTGAAGCAGAAATTTATAATGCTATAAACTTTCTATCTGATAAATTCTTTATTGTAGATAATGATGAGAATAGCTTTACGTTTGACGATATTATTAACCAAACAAAACAGTTTGAACTTGATAACAAGGTTAAGATAGACAATATCCTATTCGACCCTTATAACGAGATTAAACACGATATGAAGGATTATGCAGGTCGTCAAGATTTGTATATTGAAGATGCCATTGGTAAGTTAAGGAGATACGCAAAGAAAGAGAATAAGCATATCTTTATTTGTATGCACCCACAAGACCAAGCACCTATAACCGAGAATGGAATTACATTCTATCCACCACCACATCCAAGACAATCCGCTGGAGGGCAATCTTTCTTTCGTAAAGCAATGGCATTTATAATTCTTTGGCGACCACCAAAAGGATTTATTGACAATGAAACCGGTCAGCCATACGAGGATAACGAAACGCAAATACATATTGCAAAGGCAAAGCCAAAGGGTAGCGCTAAACTTGGAAAATGTAGATTATATTTTGATTGGCGCAAGAATAGATTTTACGAACGCAAAGACGATGGTATTTACTTTGGGTTAGAAGCAAAAGCAAAACGTGAACGTAATGTAGATGCAGGTAATTTGGAATTGTCAGCATTAAAAAATACATTTGGTAAAGAATTTAACGAAGTACCTTTTTAATATGAGCAATTACAAGAACCATTTAAACAATCTACAAAGTCAACTTGAGGGGTTAAGATACTTTCAAGAAGAGAGATTAAAATTGCTTTCTATTGGTATTGATTTGCAAGTTATAAATCGCCAGCTGGAAGATTTGAAAGGCTACGATGATAAAATTGATGAAGCATCAGCATTAACTTCAAAAGCTAAAGATTTTTTTAATACTGCATTTGTAAGATATGAATCAGCAATTATTCAACTTGATATTATTAGAAACGATGCAATGGCTTTATGCGAATACACAAGGGATTTAGAGAAACAATTAGAAGCACATAAAGAACTATAATGAAGAACGCTGAAGATATAGTACAACTTGCAGTTGTAAACTACTTGCGTTTAAAATATCCGAAGGTAAGGTTTATGGCTAACTATCTTTCCGGAGCAAGGTTACCTATATATTTAGCAAAAAAAGCTAAATCACTTGGACAAGCAGGACAAGGTACACCCGATTTATTTATTTTTTTTAACAATGGTAAATACACTTCATTGGCAATAGAACTCAAAGCACCGGGTAAAACACCATTTAAAAAAGATGGAGTGTTGAAAACTGATGAGCATTTGAATAAACAAAATGACTATATATGTTATCTAAATACTATTGGCTTTTATGCTACGTTCTGCGTTGGCATTGATGAAGCGATTAGTACAATAGATAGATATATGGCAAATGAACTCGAATAAATTAATAGCCGAGTATTACGAGAATAAAGAATTAGTTACTTTCTTTAAGAATATAGCTAATGAATGGTGGGAGGAATTGCGACAAGATGTGTTTTTAACTGTATGCGAATACGATAAAGACAAGATTTTGGAAATGCAATCTAAAAAATACCTTAAATTTTTCATCATTCGTATTGCTTTAAACCAATTCAGAAGCAAAACATCTAAATTTTATTACCAAAACTTCAAGAATAATAACGTAGGTATCGCATTAACTGATGATGAGATGGTTGAAAATGCAGATGCAATACTATATTCCAATCTTATTTACGATACTCAAGGTGAAACTGCATACGATATTGTAGAAGCAAAGATAGTTTCAGCAGAAACATCAATAGAAAAACTCCGGTACTTTGAACGTGAAGTGCTAAAATTATATTTACAATTAGGTACTTATAAAAAAGTTTCAGAAAATACAGGCATTCCTATTCGCACAATAGCCAACGGAGTTAAAAATGCAATTCAAAATGTTAGATTAAATATAAAAGAAAATGAATGAATTATTTTTAGTTATAGGTAGTGCTTGTGTTGGCTTCTCGTTTGCAGAAGTATCTATGTTACCACAAGCGTTTTCAAAATGGTTACTTGATAAATTCAATATCGGTAAAGATGTTAAGGGTTATCAATACATCAAAGTACCATACCGTTTAAAACCATTTGATTGTGGTTACTGCCTATCTTTTTGGGTAGGTGTATTATCGTCTTATACTTTTAATTGTAATTTAATAGCTTCGGTAATGATTGGCTTCGCTGCATCTATCGTTGCTATCTTATTTAAAAAATGGTTGTAATGGAATATTTAGAAAAAGCAATTTTAGAGAAATACAAAGAGCATTGGTATACTTTGCGAGATGCTGGATTTATTAAAAATCTAAATAAAGAAAGTGTTACTGAAATTGAAAGCGCTTATCAAAAAATAATTGACCCAAACTTTTTTGTAAACAAGTGGTGTATGTCTTGCGTTGCCGAAATGGTACGCATATTATACGTTGCTACAAAGTTTGATGAGCAAGAGGTAATAGAAGAAGTTGTACAAGATATTGTACAAGATGTTGTACAAGAAGAAGTACTAATTGAAGAACAACCTAAACCACAACCTAAAAAGCGTGGTCGTAAAAAGAAAAGCTAATGCCTGTATTTAAATGTTCAAATGGCAAATACCGGGTAGGAAATTCGGATTGCATATACGATACTAAAGAGAAAGCTGAAGAAGTTTGGAGGGCATTACTTGCAAAAGGTATTTATGCCGAAGAAACTTATGATGACTACCCACAAGCAGCTACCGAAAATGCTAAACGTGCAATCAAGTACGCAGAAGAAAATGGTTGGGGTTCTTGTGGAACGCAAGTAGGTAAGGTTCGTGCAAATCAATTAGCAAATCGTGAACCAATATCAAGAGATACGATTGCAAGAATGAGTGCTTTTCGCAGACAACAACAAAATAAAAACACACCATACGGAGAAGGTTGTGGTAAATTAATGTGGGACGCTTGGGGTGGCGATGAAGGAATTGATTGGGCAGAACGTAAATTAGCACAAATAGACGCTAAATAATGCGACCAATGAATGTTAGCGCACTTCAAGAAATACAAGCACTTATAGAAGTCCTACGAGAATTAGAGGATATTGATACGATTGGGAATGGAGTAACTATTAAAATTAAAATATTAAATAGAATTGAAAGTTTAATTGATACTTTATAATGGATATTACATTAATCAAACCAAACCCAAACAACCCAAGAGTGATACGAGATGCAAAGTTTAAGCAACTTGTAAGGTCTATCCAAGAGTTTCCCGAAATGCTTGAGTTAAGACCTATCGTGGTGAATGAAGATATGATAACACTTGGTGGCAATATGCGACTTCGTGCTTGTATCGAAGCTGGAATTACTGATGTCCCGGTAGTAATTGCAAAAGGATTAACTGAAGAACAGCAACAAGAGTTCATAATTAAGGATAACGTAGGATTTGGAGAGTGGGATTGGGATGACTTGGCTAATAATTGGGATGAAACAAACCTAAAACTATGGGGACTTGATTTCCCGATGTTTGACGAAGCCAAAATAGAAGATGAACAAGATACCCAACCTTTCATTAAAGTTTCAATAGAAGCCACCAATGACACCTTCATTGAGATGAATGAGAAGTTGCAGAACCTTTGCGATGAGTACAACGTAATTATGAAGGTAAAATGAAGAAGCATACTAAACTTTATCTTAAATTCTTTGGCTTTGATGAAAGCGACTTTATACCCTGCGAAATTTGTGGAGGTTTGGCAGTAGATATCCATCATATTGAGGCAAGGGGAATGGGTGGAACTAAACAAGCCGAAACGATTGATAATCTAATGGCACTATGTCGTGAGCATCATATGGAGTTTGGCGACAAGAAGCAACATAAACAATACCTATTTAACACACACGAATTTTATATTGAATTAAGGAAACGAGGCAAACTATAATGGCAAAAAAAGCAATCGCATCAAATAAGCAAACATCGTTTGGTAAGCGCAAAGTTGGTAAAGCAAAGAAGCACAAGAATAAACGTGATGATGCAAAGAAATATAGAGGTCAAGGCAGATAATAACAAAGAGAAAACAAAGAGGATATGGCTAATAATCAAAACTTGAAGCCAATACAACCGGGCGAAACAAGAAACCCAAATGGTAGACCAAGAAAATATGTATCGGAGTTAAGAGCGCAAGGCTATAAGTTAAGCGAAGTGAACGATGCGATACAAGTATTAATGTCAATGACAATAGATGAACTCAAAGAGGTTTACACAAATCCGAAAGCTACGGTACTTGAAAAAACTATCGCAAGTGCAATCCGAAAATCAATCGAGAAAGGCAGTTTATATTCTATTGAAACTTTACTTACACGAGTATATGGCAAACCTAAAGAACAAGTTGATTTGAACGCTTCGGGTGGTATGGAAATAAAGGTAGTTTATA